TGATCGTGGTACTGGAAGAAATCAGGGATCTGCTGGTGGCCCCACACTTATTAAATCTAATACTACTTTCGGAACGGTGGATATAAGTGCTGGTGGTGGTGGGGGTGGAAGTGCCTTTTACGACTCAAGAGATGGAAGTGGAGGAATATTAGTATCTAATATATCTGCTAATACAGGATTTAATTTTGAAGAAACAGAATTATTTATATCTTCTGGTATTCAAATATCTAGAGGTGCAGGTAATAATATTAATATAAATGCTGCTCCATTCGATATATCTCTAGTTGGGCAAGATGGATCAGGTGCAGAACTCGGATTACAACAGATACCTGGTCGTGTTACATTTTTAGGTATTCAATCAGTATTTTCAGGAGGAGGAGGAGCAGGATATTATGATGGTAATAGTGCATTAATAGGAAATACAGATGGATTAGGTGGAGAAGGTGGTCAAGCTGGAAATGGTTATGGTGGTTTTGGAGGAAGAATATTAACAGATTCTTCAAATTCTCCATTAATAGCTGGTGTATCAGCAGAAATATTTGGTGCGGGTGGAGGCGGTGCTGGTAGTAATTATAGTATAGACTATCAACCGACTCCACCTCCCCCTAATTATATAAAAGGTGGAATGGGTGGCGATGGAGTTATTTTAATTTATTATCAAATACCTCCTACATCTTTAAATGACTATTATTTCACAGAATATGAATTTAAGCAATATAGTAATATAATTATAGACCCTTATAATGAGTTACCACCAGATATAGAATCAATACATATTAGTGGAGTAGATTTTTTAAAGATAAATAATACAGGAATAATAACAAATATTCCTGGTGTTTATCCAGTCCAAGGTATTTATTACATAGATATTTCTTTTAATTCTAGCAGTTTGGGTTTAAATTATGAATTCATTACTTTAGATATAACGGGAGGAGTAGTAAATCAGTATTATAATAGTGATTATAATTTTGGATATAATGACAATTTTTCTATAATCCCAAATACAGTTATACCAAATATAATGAATATAGGATTATCTACTAATAACAGATCAATATTTTCAATAGATAATACAGGCAATATTACAGTAAATCCAGCTTTTGTAGATAGCAATAGCAAAGTAGGAACATATTATATGACAGTATCCATTTTATTTATTGATGGCTCAGTTGATACTGAGTATTTTCAAGTAACTATACAACCTCTTCCTCCTACTCCTTCTATTCCTCCTCCAATTTCAAATAGACCGGGTCCTATTCAGATTTGTAATTCTAGATTTGCCAAATGTAATCTAAATAAGAAAACTAAATTTTCATCAGGAAATGTTACTATACAGGGAGCAACTAATTCACAAAGAACATCAATTATTGTTAATCAATCAACCTATAGACGAGGAGCTAAATTAATAACTACTAACCAAGTATTAAATGCATATGGAAGAAGAGCTGGTGGTCCTGGAGGAACTGGCGCTTCTATAAGAAATCAATTTTAATTAATGCGTTAGTTTAGAAATAGTTTATTTTTTTTTCTCTCTTATTTTTATAATGGTTAAAAGACATGATAAAGGACACGATGGCAAATACCACATTGGTAGCCACACTTATGACAAATTAGAGGGTTCTAGAGCTCAAGTATGGCACGGAACTGCTTACAAGACTTCTGGTGACTTGAAAAAATCCGATTTAAAAATGCACAATGGTCGCATTGTTTCCAAAAAGAAGAGCGAGCTTGCTAGATCTCAAAAACACCTTAAGGGACATCTTCAACCCAAAGGAAGTGGTGTATTTGGAACTATGGGAAAGAAAGGAAAGAAAGGAAAGAAAGGAACCAAGAAGAGAAAGGGTTCTCGCAGAAGATAAATTATTAAATAAATAATTATAATTATATTATTTATTTAGAGTTGTTAATTGTGTTTATTAATTATTTTTTGAATAAATTCTTTTGAACTATCACTTGTTCTATAAAAATTAACTAATTCCGCTGGACTAACAATTTCATTTCTCATTTGTGAAAGATATTTAGCAGGAATTTTGGAATTGTAATAGTGAGTATACATTTCTTTAATGGTATTAAGACTAGCATTTTTCATTTCTACTTGTAAATCTATTCTACCTGGACGGATTAATGCTTTGTCTATTTTGTCATAGTAATTGCTAGTTATTATTAAGATTCGTCCATGATTTTCATCAAGTCCATCCAATAAATTCAAAATAAACGATAATGTCAGTTTACAGGTATTATCTTTTTTAAACGAACCTTTTGTATTCTTATCTTTAGACGATGCCATATCTACTACTAACGATTCTAAAACAGCCATATTATCAAGGGTATCAGTGGTATTTTGCTTTTTATTCTCTCTATCTAATACCAAATCAGTCATACAATCAATATCCTCAAAGACAATAATCTTATTGTTAAAATCAATGGTATTATCACAATTTTTTTTACTATATGTTGATTCGAAATATGCTTTATAAAAGTCTTCTTCGTTTTGAATTTTATTTAATGGTATTTGGATTAAGTGTCGATTTAATTTATTTGCAATACATTTAATAATAGAGGTCTTTCCTGTTCCGGGAGGCCCTGATAACCCAATACCTAATGTGTATGGATGTCCCTCTTTTTCATACCATTCTTTATTATTCATAAAAAAATCTATTTTTTTAATTAAATTGTCTTTTTCATCAAAATATAAATTATCAAATCTTCGTGTAGATATGAAAGGTCTTTCTTGCCAAGTTATTTTTCTACCATCCTCATTACTAGATTGATAATTTAAACTATAAATATACTTATTATTCAATCTAGATTGTTCTAATTTATTATTATATTTTTTAGTTAATTTTTCAATAAAATCTTTAATATCTGATAGAGATAATTTATAACTGTAAATACTAATTTTAATAGTTTCTACTTTACCTGTAACCTCTATCATTTTATCAGAATCTCCATTGTTATCGGAACTTCTAACATTTGCAAATATTTTTTTATCACTATCTAGGGCAAAACTGGCTAAATTTTGGTCTACAATAAAAATATTATTATCCTTAGTGTTATCTACATCTGTATCTATAGAACCAATCATTTCCTTTAATGATGTAATTCCCTGATAATTTAAATCGTTATTTATATGATCCCAAATAGCTTCAAATCGTCTACTCCATATTGTTGAAACATTTGATGACCAATTATTACTTCGAAAAATTCTTTTCCCTTCTATGGTAATTTCACTTGCCATTCTTCCCTTTAAAAATTGAATAATAGAACTTATGTTAATATAATCAAGTATATTAACCATATAATTAAAAAAAGCTCCAACAAATGATGTAAAAACTAAGCTAATAATTAAATCAGTTGTTGGATCGCCTGTTTTAAAATTCATAAGAGAATTTAATTTTAATGTTTGAAGTATTTCACGAGGGTCCATTTTTATATAATTAATTTAAATTTTTAAGTTAATTATATTTATTGTATAATATATCGTTATTTGGTAGGAATTTTTAGATGTTTTCAAATGAATTTACCTTGATAAAATTATCCTCTATGATATATAGTGCTGATTCCTCTTTTATAAACCTTTCAAAATATCTTTTACTTGCTGTAAATTTATTTTTGTTACCACAATATACTTGATACATTTCAGTAATAGGAATTTCATCAGTATATATTTCTGTATGTGGACCAACTAATTTATATTTTTTTAATGAGTTAATAATGTCTTCTTTTTTATTCCATAATTTACATTTTGTATTTAATAAATATTTATCATCATCAATAAATATATCAGGATAATAATGTCTAATTAAATCTAATATATTATTCTCATTAATACTAGTTTTGGTATGATATGTAAACAACGAGCATAATTCATCAATTTCAATTTCTTCGTTAATATTATCATCGCATATTTCCATATTATCATTCCAAAATTTAATGAATTTACTAACTGTTGGTAGTAATTTACTTGTACAATCTATAAATATATCCTTTTCTTCATCATATTTCAAATGTTCGATTAATTTATTTTTAAGAATTGTGGTAAAAAACATATTTTGAAATCTTTCTCCATCTATGAATTTTTTCCAAAGAAACTGCATATTTTTCCAACTAATAGAACATCCAACACTGTTTTCGAGAGTACTGTTTGTAAAATGATTAATTATATCATCTTCTGTATTATTTTTAAGATATAAAGCATATTTTTTTAGATTTTCATCTTTACAATATTCTAACAGAAAGTTATCTGCGTTTTCATATCTGGTTGAATAATAAGCAGCTACGCAAAATAAATCTAATGCTTCATTTTCCTTAACATATGAATTCCAATTGTCAATATTCATAAATTCCCATAAGTCTACAAATCTACAATCCGTAAATGAGTGTTCATAATATTTGAATTTGAATATGTTTAATAAATTTGGAGTTCCGAATAACATACATGACAAAGTAGATAATGCTTTTAAAAATGGTTTTGTCTTAGGATGTAGAAAATAGATATAATTACTTTTCTTTAATAATATGTCTCCTATAATAGTTAAAAAATATTTTGCTTTTTCTTTTGTATCACAAATAGAGGGATGTAACTTGTTAATAACATTTTGAATTGTTTCTGATTCAGGAATACATAAAAAAATGTCTCGTTCCTTTATTTTTTTAAGAATTGTTACCTTTAATTTTTGCTTCCAATCCATTAAGGTTTTAATTGAACTTATAGCAGTTAAAATAGTATATTGGACATCATCTTCTTTCACCAAAGAAAAATTTCTATCATTGTATTCAAAAAACAATTCGGATGTAGTATGATAGTAAAATTTATGATTGTAAAGAAACTTTTGAATAAATTGTTCTGACTCTTTTTCTAATTTATTTTTCCTTTTCTCTCGTTCTATAATTGTAGTATTTGTATTTTCTAACATTTCTGGTAAGTTATTAATACAATTAATCAACCTAGTTAATATTATAGAATTATCTTCGTATTTATCCCATTCATTTAATACTACTTCTAATAATTTATTTTTACTAGCTGAATCATCCATTTTTATAATATATAAGATTGATTTTAAATCTTTTTATATATTATATTATGTCTGATGTATTAATCTTTAATAAAGATGACCAAGAAGATGAGTTCTGGCATTATGTAACAGAAATTAAAAAAAATGCGCGAGTTCATTACTGTCAAGGAAAAATAGGTGAACAATTTGTTACTGATACTTTAGATGGATGTGATTGGGTCTTTGTTCATACATTTAATCGTGATATTAGAGGTTTTGCCTGT